GAAGGCCGCCAAGCAGGAAGAAAAATACGCCAAGCAGGCGGCAGACAAAGAGATTACGGAAAAAGGAGAAGAAGATAATGCCTGAAACAAACGAGACCCAAACAACTGAAACAACTACCGAAACAACCGAGACACAAGAAACGAAACAGCCTGATGATTTGTCTAAACTGTTTACAGAGGATGACATCAAGGCGAAGAAGGAGACCATTGCCAAGACCAAAGCTGACGAAGATCGGAGGGCGAAACTGTCCGAAGATGAACGCAAGGCCGAGGATAAGGTGAAGGACGAAGAAGCAGAGAAGAAAGCGAAAGAGGCGGCAAAGGACATTGTGCCGGAAAAATACGACGAGTTCAAGGTGCCCGAAGGAATGGAACTCGACAAAGAAATGATGAACGAAGCGACTCCTCTATTCAAGGAAATAGGATTGTCTCAGGAGAAAGCGCAGAAGATCGCTGACCTCTACGGAACCAAGATCGTTCCGATGATGTTGAAACGCTGGCAGGATTCTATGGAACAGCAGAAGGCCGCCTGGCACGCAGAGACCATAGCTAACAAGGAAATCAAGTTGGATGCAGAAGGACGGAACCTTGACGCTATCAGGGTAATTAATACTTTGTTCGCGCAAAAGGACGCTGACGCTCTCAGGGCGGATTTTGTTAAATTGGGAATGGATCAGCACCCCGGTCTTAACTTCTTGCTGGCTAAGATGGCTGTTCACCTCAAGGAAGACACTATTGAACTTGGCAGAGACAGGGGCGGGAAAACGGAACCGAAGACAGTCGAGGACTTCGCAAAAGCAATTTATGGAAAAAAATAAAATTAAAGGAAGGTAAACAAAATTATGCCTAGTTTAATGGGAACGGGCCACTGGCCTACAATGTTAAATATCAGTAAGACGTGGGACCCTGACGGGAAATCCGCGCCGATTGTTGAACTATTACAACAGACCAATGCTCCTCTTTTGGATATGCCGTGGAAAGAGGGCAACCTCCCCGATGGGGAAAGAACCACAATAAGAACCGGTCTCCCGATTCCTATATTCAGAAAGTGGTATCAGGGTGTACCGGTGACGAAATCATCCTACGCGCAGGTTACAGACACATGTGCCGACTTGCAGGCACGGCATGAAGTTGATGTCAAGGCCGCAGAATTTGGTGGAAATCCTGATAGTTTCAGAATGGTTGAAGCCCTCGGAGAAATCGAAGGCATGAACCAGACACAGATGACCGCCTTAATGTACGGAGATGTTACCTTGAATCCTGAGCAGTATAACGGACTTGCACCACGTTTTTCTTCTCTGGAAGCAGGCAACGCGCAGAACATCATTGATGCCGGTGGTACAGGATCAGACAACATGTCGATATGGCTGGTCTGCTGGGGTATGTACACCGTGTTTGGTGTATATCCCAAAGGAAGTAAGGGCGGGTTATCCCATGAAGACCTGGGGAAAGTTGACTGCTTCGATGCCAACGGTGATAAGTTCCGTGGTTATGCGGACATTTGGGATTGGGAATGCGGCCTCTGCGTGAAGGATTGGAGATACATTGTTCGTATCTGTAACATCGACGCAGCAAACCTGATCGCCCAGAACGCGAATGCGGCTAACATTGTCACTCTGATGGTCAAGGCTCTACATAGAGTCCCGAACCTTGGAATCGTGCAGAACGGAATCGAGAACGCTTCTCAGAACGGCGCAGCCGGTATACCTCTTGCTCCTAATCCCGTGTTCTATTGCAATCGGACGGCAGCGGAATACCTCGACATCGAATCCCTGAACAAGACGCAGTATACTCTGAAATCAGGCAATGATGTCTATGGCAGGCCTGTAACTTTCTGTCGCGGTATCCCGGTGAGGACTTGCGATCAGTTGACAAGCGGCGAAGCGCAAGTAGTGTAATATAAATTAAGTAAATATTAAATATTAAAGGAGAAATTATGAATCTCGATCTTTTAAGTTCCTTTTGCTTTAAATATGCGCTATCAGGCGCAGGCCCGATGTACTCCACCGGAGATACAAGCGGGGGAAGTTACGGCACGGGCTATATTGATCTCGGCAACGATGATCAATTTGCCGTAAGCGGCGGGAAGGTATACGAGGGAGTAGGCGAACCGCTGATGGTTGAAGCCCTGCTCTCAACCACGTTAAACGATGCCAATACGCCAAGGACGATCACCTGCGTAGTGTCGTTGCAGTCGGACACCGTAGCAACATTTAACAGCGGCAGTCAGTTCACCGTTATGACGCTTGGCACTTTCTCAGCAGGCGCAAAGGCAGGCTCGCTGTTGATCGGTTATTTGCCTGTCAGCCAGGGGTTTTATCGGTATTTGAGGATGGTGTTTACATTCTCTGGTTCTCTGACCGGCGGCGCGATTTCAGGATTCTTGCTGCACGATGCACAGCTCAATGTGTGCTATCCTTCAAGAGTCACAATCGGTTAACTTGTAACCTAACTATTGACCGGGCAGGAGAGTGGTTCTCCTGCCTCACTGAATAATTAGGAAAAATGTAACATTTTACCAGGTGAATTAGATGATATTGATTGTTGTAGGTTCTGCACCGTGCGCAAAAGAAGACATCTTAAACTTTTCAATCCTATGGAAGGACACCTGTAATTTTATGGCTGTGGGGAAGGACGCTGCAAAATTGCCCTACACATGGCTTTACGGAGTCACCGGACATAGTGAAGACATCAGCGAGTTAAGACGGTATTGCCCTATTATAATCCATCAGGAACCCCGTCCGTCTGTTGATATTACTCATCCGCTTAGTGCTTGGGAGGGTGGGTCTTCAGCTCTTATGGGTGTAATGTCTGCAATGACGCTTGGCTATAGGAAGATAGTCCTTTGCGGAGTGCCTCTTGAAGGCCCGAACCCCGGACATCCCGGAGCGGACTATTCGATGTTTCAGGGAAAGTGGACAGAGAATGTTTCTGTATTATGTAATTATGTGCGTTCAATGAGTGGATTTACTCTTAAACTTTTAGGGAATCCTGACGAGGTTTGGTTAAATGGATAATATTCATATCGTCATGCCATTCTCGCGGGCACATTTAAAAGATCAACTTCTTGCCTTGTATAAAGATGTCATTCTTTATCCTATCGTTTTTGAAGATCAGAATATCAAATGGGATAGTGAGAATGTAAAACCTCTTGTCGTGCCGCCATGCAAAGAGAATATTTGTTATTATAAACTCAATCAGTTCATAAAGACTCAGAAGATTATAGATGAAGATTATTACTGGTGTATGTGTGACGACGACTCGCTTGAAGAAAATGTCATTCCTAAGATAAAGGAAATGGTTGACGACATAATATTCATTTCCATGAAGCGAGGGCAGTTCATACCCGCGGGACTCCCAGCTCAAAGCCAGCATCCGATTAACATCCTATATGCCACTCCTGAGAGCGTTCAGGTATGCCATATAGGTCTTGAGCAGATGATCGTTAAGGGTCATATTTTCAAGACCCTTACATATCGAACCGACATAGAATACGCGGATGGAGAGATGGCCGTTTATCTTAAAGAGCATTACCCTATTCATTATGAACCGGAATTGTTTGCTAAATTTAATTACTTCGAGCCGGATAGGTGGGTGAAATGATTACAGGAATCGTTGTCACATATAACACCGCTGATTTATTCAAGATGGCTTACGAATCTTTACGAAAGTTTCATCCTGATATGAAAATAATCATCGTTGATGGTTCAGATAAAAATAATCCTTGCTATGGATATACTCAATCACTAGCGGATGATCGCACAAGGGTTTTTCACACCGGTCATAATATAGGGCATGGTAAAGGAATTAATACCGGGATCGGTCATGTCCAAACTCCTTACGCGATGATATTCGATAGCGATATTGAAATGCTGAAATCTCCCGTTGCTGAAATGCTGGCCATGATGGAGGACGACACCTACGGAATTGGGTGCATTCAAAAGACCGACACAGGCGGTTTTATCTATGGTGAGAGACCGGACGCTAAAGAGTCCATGAGGTATCTACAGCCTTACTTCTGCCTGATTCAGATGAAGGAATATAAAAAATATCCTCCTTTTATTCATCACGGAGCGCCTGCTGTCAGTGCCATGTTGGACATTCATAAAAAGGGAATATCGGAAAAAGTTGTAAAAGAGTTCCCAGTTCAAGACTATATCAAGCATGATTTTTACGGGACGCGTGGCGTAAGAGTGGCAAAGAACCAGCCGGAGATCGAAGGCAAATGGGACAAAGTCAGAGAGCCGAACGGCATCACCTGTATCTGTTGCACTGGCGACAGACCAGAAGCCTTTGAACTTTGCCAAACCTGGATTGCCTCTCAGACAGTTAGACCGGAACAATTTATCGTCGTCGACGACGGGAAAATACCGACAACTCCTAAGATTAATTGCGAGTATGTTCGCCGTGATCCGCAAAGAAACGATCCGCTGCATACAATGACCATTAATCTTCAGCTTGCACTCTCAAAAGCAACTGGAGATAAAATAATTATACTCGAGGACGATGACTACTATGCTCCGAAGTATATTGAAGAAATGTCTAAAAAGCTGGACGAGTATGATCTTGTTGGCATAGGCAAAAGTAAATATTACAATATACAGGCTTTTAGATATTATCAGCACAACGGAGATGCTTTCAAGGATCAAGCTTCGCTGGCGCAGACTGCTTTTAAGAAATCATTAATACCTTCAATATTAAAAAAGATGAACGGCGATCAATTTCTCGATATCCGAATATGGCAAGGACTTAGGGGTAATTCTCATATTTTCGTAGACGATAAAGAAAGTCTCTATGTTGGAATAAAAGGAATGCCCGGACGCAAGGGAATAGGATCGGGACACAATCCCAATATGGAAGGTTACAAGGAAGATAAAAACAAAGCAGTTCTCAGGGCATGGATTCAAGAAAAAAAACACCTTGAACAGTATCTTAATTTAAAAACCGAAGGGAAGGAAAGGAGCGTATCTGTGAGAACGTATAAAGCAATTAAAAACGGTGGGTACATACCGGCGAATAGTCCTTATAAATCTTCGTTGTATGGGCGCATTAATCCCGGAACTGTATTTGAATATGAAGGCCCGGTAGGTATGTGGATGTCGCCTATTGACGAGCCGGAAAAGAAAATGGTTCCAGTTGAGGATTTGCCTATCTATGTCAAGGCGAAAGAGATAAGTGAAAGCAAGGGGCTACCTTCGTTGGAGCAAACGCCGCTGGATTCCAAACCAAAATTAAAAGGTAAAAGACGATGAATACCTCAAGTCAAATCCAAATTTATAACATGGCTTTAAATGCCATCGGAGTCTCAGATAATGTGCAGGACTTAAATGAGGGCAGTCAGCAATCGAATACCTGTAATACTTTTTGGGATGCCGTGGTAGATCAAGTCTTGCAGGCGTTCCCTTGGGGATTTGCGATGGCGTATGCTGACCTGCAATTAATTTCTTTGACAGTTCCGGGATGGCGTTTCTGTTATGCTTACCCCTCGGACTGTGTTCAGGCAAGAATAGTTTTACCTCAAACCCGGCAGCCTTCGGTTGATTTTGTGGCATTGGGATATTGCGCAGTATTTGATGGCGGTTGGGAATTAAGAGATGGCTGGGGCCGGAAGGTTCCCTTTGCGGTTGTTTCTGACGCGGCGGAGGGCCGCAATGCTATTGCAACCAATTTACCTAATGCCATATTGGGGTATACTCAACGGATGGTTATAAGTCCTTTGTGGAGTCCGGCTTTTGTCAATGCGGTAACATGGCTTCTTGCTTCTAAGATTGTAGCACCCTTAGCAAAGAGTCCTGACTATGCGACAATGGCAGGGAAGGCTTACGAAAGTGCTTTATTAGAAGCGGGCGCACTTTCTTTGAATGAACAGAAAGAACATCGAGAACCGGAATCAGAACTGATCACTTGTAGGTACTAATGGCTAATAAAGCAAATATAGCAAAGGGATTGCCGCAAGCGAGTTTTACCGCGGGGGAGTTATCGCCACTCCTGTGCGGGCGCAT